TGAAGAAGCAGGTTGTAATATCATACTCGTTGATGTTGCGCATGGACACCATGGCAATATGGAAGTCGCTCTAGCTGAATTAAAGGCAAATCTGGAAGATTTTACAGATATTATTGCCGGAAATATCGCAACGGCAGAAGCAGCAGAAGATCTGATTGCTTGGGGAGCTGATGGTCTACGAGTTGGTATTGGGGGAGGTTCTCTTTGTACCACTCGTGTTAAGACTGGTTTCGGTGTACCTAATGTAACCTCAATTGAAGACGTATTTAAAGCTGCAGATTCTGGTGGAGTACCGATCATGGCAGACGGTGGTATTAAATCATCCGGAGACATTGCAAAAGCGCTCGCAGTGGGTGCTGATTGTGTAATGGTTGGTTCACTATTAGCAGGTACAAAGGAGTCGCCAGGAGCCATTCTTGAAACTCCAGCAGGTCTTTTCAAACGCTACCGTGGTTCTGCATCTTTAGAGACTAAAATTACACACGCTCAAAAGCAACGTAATGTTGAAGGCGAGTCTACTACAATTCCATTTAAAGGTGGCGCTAGGTTTATTATCAATGGACTAACCGATGGAATCAAATCAGCATTCTCATACGCTGGAGCTAATGATCTACTTGAATATTTTAATCGAGCAGAATATAATGTAGTTACAAATGCAGGACTAGCTGAAGCCAAACCTCACTTAATTTCATAATTTTAACAAATTAGTTGCCCTCAGATTTTTTATTGTCAGATTAATTTCGTATATTAGTACTGTAATTAACAACAAGGCTCTTTGACATCTAGATTTAGTACCAAATGCCCGAGTGGTGGAATTGGTAGACACGAGGGACTTAAAATCCCTTGGACAGTAATGTCCGTGACGGTTCGAGCCCGTCCTCGGGTACTAAACAATATGGACCAGTAGCTCAGCTGGATAGAGCATCTGCCTTCTAAGCAGACGGTCACAGGTTCGAATCCTGTCTGGTTCACTAAAACACGGGGAGTTAGTCAAACGGTACGACGCTCCAACCTTAAGACTGAAAGCATCATACTAGTTACGCGATGTGATTAAGTTGGTTAGGCAGAAGTAGGGGTTCGAGTCCCCTACTCCCCAGCTCTTGGATAGGCGAAAGCCGAACAACGAGGCGTCAAATCTCACGCCTACAACCGAAAGGAGAGTCCAAGTGGAGAATTCATAAGTAAATGTTATAGTCAAGTATCTCCTCAAGCTTATACCTTGTCGAAAGAGTAATTGGTTACATGAGAGTTCAAGTCTCTCCTTGACTACCGTGAAACTATTCACATATTTTATCTATAACACATAAATATTACATAAAGTAATGAAGACATGATAGGCGGACGTCATCCCAAACTCATCTTAGGTTATGATGAAGATGGTAAATTTAAGATTGATCGAGATCAGGCTGAATTAATTGGCCTGACTGAATGTGAGCCTAAGTGGATATTGACAAAACCAGAAGAACCTGGCTTTCAAAAAATATCAGCAAAGGTTATTTGGTTAGAGTTTAATGATGATCTTACGTATAAAAAAAGACATAAATTACCAAAAGAGGGGCTAAGTCTTATGATGTCGCCATTCAATACATCTTTTACATGGCTGACAACAGCAGTTCAAGAAATTATAGAATCAAGAGAGAATTACTGGTTATTTAGAACTAGCAATTCTCTTTATTTATTAAGGCAAATCGAAGAGGGAGATCTTCCTCAAAAGAAAAAAGAGTTACACGAACGGGGTGTAGCGTAGCCCGGTTATCGCGCCACGTTTGGGACGTGGAGGCCGCAGGTTCGAATCCTGCCACCCCGACTAAAACAAAATATATGAAAATCGCTTTAATAGCACACGACAACAAGAAAGCAGATATGGTTGCTTTCGTATCAAAGAGATTGGCCTTCTTTAATCAAGATGATATTTACATTGTAGCCACAGGCACAACTGGCTCTCATTGTAAAAGAGCTGGTATTAAGAAGGTAGAACCAGTACAGAGTGGACCACTAGGTGGAGATGCAGAAATTGCAGCAATGGTAACCAGAGGTGAAATCGATCTGGTTATATTTATGAGAGATCCACTAGGCAAACATGCCCATGATGTAGATATTTCTATGTTGATGAGACTTTGTGATGTTCACAATGTACCACTAGCCACTAACTATAAGACAGCTTCACATCTAATCAAATGGTATAAACATTTGAGGACGATAAATACTTAATGGATAAGTATTGTAAGAAATGCGAAATACCAATGCAGGTCATGACAGCGCAAGGAGATAGTTATTGGATTTGCAAAGAGTGTAATCGCGTAGACTGTTGCCCAGAAACAAAATACAATTATTAACTATAATTAATATGGAAGATAAAAACTGGAACCGAGAAGATTGGCAAGGTAGATCAAGAAAACAAGTAGAAACTAGTGAGACTTTAGCAGGTATTTCTATGATAGCAGTTATTGCTATGGTTGTTGGATTGGTAATCTACAATGCAATTGTACAAGGCATATAATGTGCAAACCCATTATTAAATGTAGTAGGTGCGAAGAAGAGTTCTGTACAGGCTTAGATTACAGATGGCACTTCGATAAACATATTGATGAGTGGTGGGAATCAGAAAATAAAGAAAAGTACATTAAAGAAACTACTAATATAGGCCATGAAACTACTGAGAAAAATACTAATAGCTTTTGGCAATCTATTCGATATAGGTTGGTGGGCAAATAAAATTAATACTAAGTTAGGTCTTTATGAAAAGGCTAAAGAGTCTAGATTTCGTAAATGGCAAGAGGGCTTAACTGGCTGGAAGTTCTGGGCTTGGCAAATAGTAGGTGGAATTCTTTTCGTAATCATCTTTGAATTTATATTTAATAAAATAGGCATAACAATGCTACCCTGGAAATAATATGCCATTACCATGTCCATCTTGTAAACAACAATTAGGTGTAGACCTACTTTTTTTAATGCAACATCCAGTTGCTCAATGCCCACATTGTAAATCTATTATGGAGTTTGAAGTACCTGATGATGTGAAACAACAGGTTAGTGCAGCTTTTAGAAATATAGAGAATATCAAGGATGAATATAAAGACATCGCGACATTCGGAGATCACAAATCTAAGTTAATATAAGTGTAACAAATTATTATATTAGCCGTGATATATACTATGTATAACTTAATCAAATTTTTAAAACATGGCAAACATAGCAGATCAATTTAAAGGACTTCCTATTGAAGACTTAATCGTTTCTCCTCTAGTCGGTATGGCGAAAGGACAAGCAAAATTAAACGAGGTAACTTGGAAATACATCAAGGACATTGCCTTTCAAGGTAAAGGTGAGACAAGAGCACTTGACGTACAGATCAATAAGGTGATGACTAACCCAGATGACGGAACACAGTCATGGGTAACTCACTACGCAAAAGTACCAATGTTACCGTTAGTTCCACTACCTGCTTTAGCTGTTAAAACCGCTGACATTACTTTCGAAATGGAAGTACAAACTTCAAATCAATCAACTTCATCTACAGACACAGAAACAGATGTTACTGTTAAGGCTTCAGGTGGTTGGTTCGGTATGAAATACTCAGCGCAAATGTCTGGTAAAGTTGCAACTCATAAAGAAAACACTAGAAAGACAGATAATTCTGCTAAGTATACTGTAAACGTACACGCTGAACAATTACCTCCAACGGAAGGTATGATGAAATTATCTGATGCTCTAATCGAAATGATTGATCCAACTGTTACTCCACCAAAAGACAAAGGCGGCGAATAAGTAGTAAGAACTAAGTTTATACAAAAGTATTAAAGCCATCTTCGGATGGCTTTTTTAGTATAAAAATGCCAGTATTTTGTTTTACTGGCATATTTTTAGTTAAATGTATTTGGCAATGTATTTTTGCCAAAGTTCTGGGTCGTACTGGTCTTGGTGTGTTTTTAAATAATCGTAAAGATCTTTATATAATTCATTTACAATACTATCTGTACATGGAGTTAAAGGCTCACTTGAAAAATCTGTAGATTCTTTTTTATGATTCTCAAAGTTATCAGGATTATCAATATCACCAGATTGTTTATGTCCAGCAAATGGATCGGATGCCCAGTTAAAACAATATGATGGAATGTAATATTTTTCATGTTCATTTAACTGACCTTCATCTCTAAGTTGTGTATACCAGCTAATACCTTCATATCCAGTTAAATCTGATCTAAAACCAATATGTCTAATACGTTGCATTTTAACTATTATAGAAGCTTCCATAGTATTCCTAGCGGTTTCTAACTTATTGTCATTTTTAAAAAAGCTTCTTTCAGGTTTCCATGAATCTAAGCCATTTCTATTAATGCCATCTACAGCCTGTCGAATATGCCATGGTAAGTAAATATCATCATCGTCTGCTAGCATGAAATAATCACCAGTTGCATGATCGACTGCATCTCTACAAATATCACCCCTGTTCGTATAAAATTCACCCTTTGCATAATCAACATGATTATTAACCACTATGATGTTTTCATCTTTTAGGCTAGAATCTAAGGTAAATAAATATTCAGGGTCGGTATTTAATATGACTAATTCTTTATTAGGATAGTCTTGTAGTAGATACTGTTTAATAATTCTTTGTACACATCTATATCTACGATATGATGTACAAATAAAACTCACTTTTTTGTCCATGGAAATTGATATTAGTTGTTATATTTATCAATGAAACATTTTGGATAATTAAGGTATAATTAGTAACTTAAGTTAGATAAGCATGGCAAGACTAAATGTCGAAGAATTAATTGGTGGTCTATTAGAAGCAGCAATGGTTGCTCAGGGTATATCTGAGAGGCAACACATCAATGCAATTCGTAACTACTTCAATGATGATGGTACTCCTATCTGTAAAACATTTAAAGTCGGCGAGAAGGAAATGGTTATACCACTCTTTATTCTTGCAGACCATGGTTCTATTGGGCTATCAGAATTAGAGATTGACTTTTCTGCAAGACTACAATTTGGCGACGATCCAAAAGAAGTATCTGATGTTAAAAAAGATCTATTAGGTCTATTTAGAAAAAAGAATTACGAACATAATATAGCATCTATTAAAGTAGATCACGGAGCACCTTGTATTCATAAACAGGGCGAAGGCGGTATGTCATCTATTAAAGTAAAATTTAAGAAAGATGAAAAACCAGAAGCTCTATCAAGAATGATTGACCAATATATTGCTTGGATGCAAGATCCAAAGGCAGTAGGTGGTGAAGCAGCACCTGATGAAACCAAAAAAATAGACAAGTAATAAATGAGAATTGATAAGGTTTATATTTTAGCCTTAGGTATAGATCAACCAAAGGTAGATAAAATACAGTCTAAACTAGATAAATGTGGCTTTGAAAGTAGAATCGAATGTGAGATTTTATCAGGCCATAATGGTTGGACGCAACCTATTCCAGAAGGAGTTACTGTTTTTAATAAATTCGGATTAGGTGAAAAAACTGATAATCCACATTGGAAATTACCACCACAACCAGGAGAAATAGGATGTGCATTAAGTCATATTAATGCTTGGAAAAGAATTGCAAAAGGTAAAGAAGAAAGATGTTTAATTCTAGAAGAAGACTTTTGGTCTATTAAAACGTTAAGCGAATTACCAGAACCTAATCCTAATTGGCCATTTGTGTGGGATTATTGTACTTTAGGAAGATGGGTTTTCGATTATGGTAATGATATTAAATTAGATGATACATGGTGTATACCCTCTTTACATTACAATATGCAATCTTATGTCCTAACAAAAACAGGGGCACAGAAACTAGTAGACTATAAGTTAGAAGATAATTTATTCCCTAATGATGAATTTATTACAGCTACATATATGAAGCATTCAAGACCAGATATAGATGAACTATATCCTATTAAGACAATAAATGCTATTGCAACGCGTGATGACTGGTTTAATCAAGACGGATCTCCATCAAGAGTAAGTACACATACTCCACAAAGGGTTGACAAAGATAGATTGCCAGAATGAAACTAACTGATAGAGACGTTGATAGAATTATAGAGATGGCATGGGAAGATAGAACCCCATTTGAGGCTATAGAATTTCAGTTTGGCCTTAAAGAGAATGATGTTAGAAAAATAATGAGGGCGAATATGAAAGAGTCTTCATTTAAAATGTGGAGAGAAAGAGTTAAAGGTAGAAAAACAAAACACGGTAAATCAAATCCGTCAACAAAGTTTAAATCCAAAAATCAAAAAGCTAATAGATGATAAACGATAAAATACTTAATATTCTAAGAGAAGAAGAAACTAGACAGATAGAAGAACATAATTTTATTGCTTCTGAAAACTTTGCATCAGAAGATGTAAGATATTTCTGTGGATCTGTATTTACTAATAAATATGCTGAAGGTTTTCCAGGCAAGAGATACTATAATGGTTGTGGTAACTATGATGAGTTAGAGAATTATGGTATTGAATTAGTTACTAAACTATATGACTGTAATTTTGCAAATATACAACCTCATAGTGGAGCTAATGCTAACTTAGCAATTTTTAAAGCATTTCTTAAACCAGGAGATACTATTTTAGGTATGGACCTTTCGGCAGGTGGTCACCTATCTCATGGTTCACCAGCTAATCTAAGTGGAAAATGGTTTGACAATCATTTCTATGGAGTCGATGAAGATGGTTGGTTAGACTACGGTGAAATTTCAGCGAAAGCACATAATCTAAAACCTAAGATGATTATCGCTGGAGCATCTGCATATCCTCGTCAAATTGATTTCTTAAAATTCAGAAAGATAGCAGACTCAGTTGGTGCTTTGCTTCTAGTAGATATGGCTCACTATAGTGGTCTAATTGCAGGTGGTGTTTACGAGTCACCTCTACCACATGCAGATTTCGTTACTTCTACTACTCATAAAACTCTAAGAGGAGCTAGAGGTGGAATGATTCTTTGGAACAATGAAGACTACACTAAGAAAATTAACTCAGGTGTTTTCCCAGGAACACAAGGTGGACCTCTGATGAATCAAGTTGCTGGTAAAACACAATCATACCATGAAGCATCTGCACCTGAATTTAAAGAGTATTCAAAACAAGTAGTTGAAATGGCTGAATTAATGTGTCAGACCTTCAAACAAAATGGTATTAAGCTGACAACAGGAGGAACAGACTCGCATATTATTTTAATTCACACTGGAAATAAATCAGGAGCTGAAGTTGCAGATAGATTAGAAGCTGAGCATAATATAGTAGTAAATAAAAACTCAATTCCTAACGATCCAAGAGGAGTATGGGAAACATCTGGTATTAGAATAGGTACTGCAGCGATGGTTACTAAGTATGGAGATGACAAAGAATACTTTAAAAATATAGCAGATACTATCAGCAATACAATTAAACTATGAGAAAACTCTTACTTATTATTGCGTTTATGTTAACGACAAACATGGTTGGACAAAATTTTATTTTACAAGAAAAAGATAAACAGGCACATTTTGCAGCAGGTATTGCAGCAGGAGCCTTAGGTTATCATTGGTCATATAAAAAACATGGTAATAAAACAAGAGCACAAATAACAGCCATGGCTGCTTCAATTTCCGCTGGTATATTAAAAGAACTATATGATAATAGAACTGGAGGAACAGTAGAAGGTAGAGATGTTCTAGCTACTTCGATGGGCGGTGCCGTATTTACAGTTACCATACCATTATTTCAAAAGAAAAAGAAATGAAAATAGGAATTACATGTTCTTCATTTGACCTATTTCATGCAGGTCATGTTAAAATGCTAGAAGAGGCAAAACAACATTGTGACTATCTAATTGTTGCACTACAAACAGATCCTACAATCGATCGACCAGAAAAGAATAACCCTATTCAATCTGTAGTAGAAAGATGGGTTCAAGTTAATGC